GCTAACGAAGCGCGGACGCCAACTTCCTTCAAGAAGGCGTGAACCATTGCGCACATGAGGATTTTATTCCCCAAGCCTGTGTTGATGTCCCCACTCATTCGACATCCCTTGGTTCGGTAACGTACCAATTCTCCAGTTGGCATGAGAGCTGTCCCATGGTTCTCCAACTGCCAGTCCAATAATTTGTGTAGTGTTTCCTCATCAGGGAACACAGACTTATAAAAGCTGTGTTCAAATCGAAGTGCTTCTACACTGCAATGTTGGTCGAATCTACTGGCATCAAGCCCAATTCCAATAGGCTTTCGGTACTTACCCCATTTATAGGCGAAGGCTCGGCCTTGCGCTCTATTATCCATCCCACTGAGTACTGTCTTCTCCCCAAAGACTTCATCGATTGCATTCAACATCCTCTTCTCATTGAGACGAAGATACTGGCCAATCGACAAATTGTACCGTTTGCTTCTGGGTTGGATTGTTCGTGGAACCGGCGATTTGTCCTCACAATCTAATTTTTCAACTTTGATGAACGCTTGGACTTTGGAATCTCGCCATTGCACACTTTTCCTCAACAAGCTGTCAGCTGCTTTTTGGTATAACTTGCGCTTTTCCGCACTATAGCAGTTGACAACGTCTTGAACAGAACTCTTCAAGACAGGCCCATGCAAAAGCAATTTGCGCTTCCATTCCCGTTGAAAATATTCAATGGGTTCGAAAGCTCTGGGCTTAGGTTGAGGTGGGGGCACGAACTCCCCCGCAGCGTTTTTGACGCGGAATACACGCTGCTCTAAACTTACTATCATATTATGTAAAGAATATTTATGTACACAAACACGCCTACCAGCTGCTAAAGCTGGTAGACCTACTACACGCTTATCCCTATACACTCTACTCGCCCTACGGTCAGCTAACCTCACTTCCGGGATGCCAAGGATGGGGAATGGGGCATCTTCCACCGGATAGCTGACTGGGCCCTCTAAAAATCCTGCGGGGGAACAAACCCGGCAAAGTGCACCCTGTTCCTTACAGTTGAAATGTAATCACGGGCGTTCCTTGCACTAGGGGCGTGAGTCAACATAATTGAATCTATTTCGCCCTGCCCCGGCTTGGCAGCGATAGCGGAAGCAGACCACACAATCTTATGGGTGTCCTGGGAATTGATTTGCAATTCCTGACAGATTGACTGTGCGGTGTTCCTGTAGGCAACTTCGTCAATTTGACTAAAATTACCGTCAGGAATGGAATGGCGGGTGCGGATAATTTTTGCAACTGCATTGCTAGCATCCCCCATTCTGCCTGCCCTCACGCGCTTCCGCTGCACCCTGGCTTCTTTCTTGTCATACTTAGGAAACAAAGCCATAGGATTCCGTTCCATCCTGCCTTTGGGTCCAACCGGCAGCTGTTCAAAACTACCGAACCCTGTGTACACGTCGTCGTTGGGGTGTGGGATGTCCATGACTTTGTCGTAAGCCTCTGCCATCACTGGATCATCCAAACATTCCTGTCCACTGGTACTAACCTCGGGAGGAGCCTCCACTGGCTCAAATTCCTCTTCGGGCAGACCGTAAGTGTTTCCACCGGGTCCATACTGCCCTGAAGGAGACGCAGATGCTTCACCTTGCACGTCATTTTCTTCCCGAGACCTGCCACTGGCCATAGGTCCGTCTTCTTCTTCGCCCTTTTTCTTTTTGGGCAACACATCCCGTTGGAAATATTCTTCCACCTCAAAGTCGAGTTCTAGAAGATCCTCAATAGGTTCTTCTAAAACATCGGCCGTGATGCGAGAGTATACGTCCTCCATCTGTTCCGTGTATCTTGGGATATAAGGCATGAACGCATCTAGAGCCCACTCGTGTTTGTTGAAGTTAATTCCGAAGAAGAAACATCGCCACGCGTCCCACACAGATTTGCCTGCATTGCAAATCGCTCTAAGTATGCGTTCTGGATTAAACTTACTCAACCATACTAATAAATTATCTATA